GGAAGAAAATGTAAACAAGTTATTATTTGAGTATAATTCCTTATTAGTAACTGGTAGTTCAGATACTGATGATAGAGAGTTTGCTAAATCAGCTATTAATAGTGGTGATGCTGATTGTATATGCGGAAGCCGTCAAATATTTGCAGAAGGTATATCAGTAAATGCACTTAGTTGTTTAATATTACCAGTACCAATTAACAATGACAGTTTACTAGAACAGTTAGTTGGTAGAGTAATGCGTATGCATGAAGGAAAGAAAGAGCCTATAGTAGTAGATTTACAATTTTCTGGATACTCAGATAAAAAACAAAATAATGCAAGACTAGCTTTATACATAAATAAAGGTTGGGAAGTTAAGTATTCTTAGGGCATCGAAAAAAATAGTTCGTTTAGAGGTTGCAAAATTTAGTATTGACACTCGTGCTATTTTAGCGTATAATAGTATCTTAAAATGAAAAAACAAACATAGATAAAGCAAGGACTAAATGCTATTTTTCAATCTAGCCCAGCTTCAATTAGCAGCAAATGGTAACAGCACTACCCTAGTTAAAGAGTTAGAAAGATATTACTTATATAGAAATAAAAAACTAAATGGTTATTATTTACCAAAGTATTCTCTATTCGGTGGTACTAGCTTTTTAATAAATGAGAAAGAGTTATTTAATGATAGTTCCTTAGATGTTTATAAGGCACAGTATATAATTCTAGCAGGAAAAAGAGATTTAAACCTCTATAAAGAATATAAAGTAGCTACATTAGATTTATCGTTCTTCCCCGATTTACAGGTTGAGAAAATAAAAAATAACCCACTACTAGATATAAAACAACAACAAATTAAATTCAAATATGAATAAAGGAATTAACAAATGGCATTAGCTTTCGGTTCTACAAATGGTAAGGCAGTTCGTAACGCAGTAGACTCTTTTGTATATAAAGATGGTGAAAATACAGTTCGCTTAATTGGCGGTGTTTTACCTCGTTATGTTTACTGGGTTAAAGGTACTAACAATAAAGATATTCCAGTTGAATGTTTATCATTTGACCGTGAAAAAGAAAAATTTACAAATACAGAAACAGACCATGTTCCACAATACTTCCCAGAAGTTAAATGTTCTTGGGCTTATTCAATTAATTGTATCGACCCTACAGATGGTAAGGTTAAAGTTCTTAATCTAAAGAAAAAATTATTTGAACAAATCCTTAGTGCTGCTGAAGACTTGGGTGACCCTACTGACTTAGATAAAGGTTGGGATATTGTATTTAAACGCGCTAAAACAGGTCCACTTCCATTCAATGTTGAATACACTTTAAGTGTTCTTCGTTGTAAAGCACGTAAACTTACTGATGAAGAACGTGAAGTTGTTAAAGCAGCTAAGGATATTGATGAACTATATCCACGTTCTACACCTGCTGAAGTTAAAGCACTATTAGACCGTATTACTACTGGTGATGATAATGCTGAAGAAGATACAAGTGCGGCTAAAGTTTCTGAAAAAGAAGCAGTTAAAGATTTATAAGTAGTTCAAAAATAAAAGCCCTCTGAAATACGAGGGCTTTTTTATCTTCATAAGGAGAAAGCATTGAAATCAATGTTTAGTGCAGATTGGCACATAAAACTAAATACCAAAGGCATTCCTAATGAGTGGGCTATTAATAGATACAATAATTTATTTAAACAGTTACATGAGTTAGAAAAAGAAGTAGATATACATATTATTGGTGGAGATATCTTTGATAAACTACCTAATATGCAAGAACTAGAACTATACTTTAAATTTATTAGTGGTTGTACTATAGATACATATATCTATGCTGGAAATCACGAAGCTTTAAAGAAAAATACTACATTTTTAAGTCATTTAAAAGAAGTAACCTCTAACATTAACGCTAAAGTAAAAATTATTGATGAATACTTTACTTTAGAAAATATAGATTTTATACCCTATAATAAACTAAAAGAATATGATGCACAACATATTGATTTTCATGGAAATATACTATGTACTCATGTACGTGGAGAGATTCCTCCCCATGTTAAACCAGAAGTAGACTTAAATATATTTAAACGCTGGGACGTAGTTCTAGCAGGAGATTTACATAGTTATGCGAATTCGCAACTTAATATTATATATCCTGGAAGTCCTATTACCACCAGTTTCCATCGGAATCATGTTGATACTGGGGTTATACTCCTTGATACCGAAACTTTATCTCATGTATTTTATAAGCTAGAGTTACCACAATTAATTCGTAAAACAATTACGGATGAAAAAGATATGATTGCTACAGACTATGACCATACTATATATGAATTAGAGGGTGATATTACTGAATTAGGTAGCATTAAAGACTCAGTATTACTAGATAAAAAGATAGTTAAAAAAGATACTGATACGGCACTAATACTTGACCCTACTATGACCATAGAGGAGGAAATTACCGAGTATCTAAAGTATATAGTTCAGGTACCTGATGAAACTATAGAACTTGCATTAAAAGAGTATCATGATAATATTAAAGGGGCTCTATGATAATATTAAAAAACCTAGAGTGGAGTAATTGCTTTTCCTATGGTAAAGGTAATAAATTAACTCTTGATAAAGACCCAATAGTACAATTAGTTGGTAAGAATGGTCACGGTAAATCATCAATAGGACTTATTTTAGAAGAAGTATGCTATAATAAGAACTCTAAAGGTATTAAACGTTCAGATGTACTAAATAGACATATAGATAGCACTAAATATAGTATTAAACTTGAGTTTGATAAAGATGGTGATATTTATACTATTGATACAACTAGAGGTTCTTCTCAAACTATTAAATTTACTAAAAACGGTGATGATATTAGTTCTCATACCGCTACTAGTACTTTAAAAACTATTGAAGAAGTCATAGGTTTAGATGGTGCTAGTTTCGCACAACTTATATATCAAAGTTCGGCATCAAGTTTAGAATTTCTTACTGCCACTGATACCAATAGAAAAAAGTTTTTAATAAATTTATTAAACTTAGAAGGCTATACTAAAGCCCATGATATTTTCAAAGGTCTAGTTAAAGATTTATCAACTTCTGTAACTGCTATATCTGCTAAGATAGAAACTGTAAATAGTTGGATTGATACTAATAAAAAGATAGATTTAGTAGAAAAACCTCTACAAGAATTACCAGAACTTTTCTTTCTTAATACTACTGAAGAAGCTAATCAAATAAGTATATTAAATGAAAATATACGAACTATTGAAGCTACTAATAAACGTATTAATCAAAATAATGAATATAAGTTACTACTAAGTAAAATACCTTTAGAAGAATTAGAAAGTGATATACCTAAAGTTAAAGATATTTCTAAAGAAAGTATAGAGTATGTTGAAGTTCAGCGTTCAGTTAGAGATGCTAAAAGTTTTATTACTAAGATGGGTAAGTTATCAGATACTTGTCCAACGTGTTCCCAAGCCGTAGATAATTCAAAATCTAAAGAACTTATAAAAGAACAAGAAGATATAATTAAAACTGCATCTGAAAGAGAAGTAGAACTTCTTGCTTTAATAGAGTCTGCTGAAAAAGATAAAAAATGGGTTGAACGAGTAAATAAGTATAAAACTGATTATGAGAATTATAGTGCTTTAATTGACCCTACTATGACCGAGTCGTTACTAGATAAAGCAGAGATATCTACTAAGATTATAGAACTTCAAAAAGTTATTAAAAGTGCTGAACAAGAGGCTGAAAGACAGCAAGAAGAAATAGCAGAAATAACAGCTAAAAATAATAAAGCTTTGGCTCATAATGCTAAAATTGATGTAATATCTACACAACTTACTGAATATCAATTATCTTTACAAGATTATAGTAGTCAATTAGTTGTTTTAACTGATAGATTAAATATACTTCAAATTCTTCAAAAAACTTTTGGTACTAATGGTTTAGTAGCTTATAAGATTGAGTGTATGGTTAAAGATTTGCAAAATCTTACAAATCAATATCTTGGTGAGCTGAGTGATGGTAGGTTTCAGATTAGTTTTGTAATATCAACTTCAGATAAACTAAATGTGGTAATTATAGATAATGGAACAGAAATTGATATATTGGCTTTATCTAGTGGTGAAAGAGCTAGAGTTAATACTGCTACACTTCTTGCAATTCGTAAACTAATGCAAACACTTTCATCAGTAAGAATTAATATTCTAATACTTGATGAAACCATTGATAATTTAGATATAGATGGTAAAGAAAAACTAGTAGAAGTTTTGCTTAAAGAAGAACATCTTAATACTATATTAGTATCTCACGGATATAGTCACCCTTTGATAGAGAAAGTATCTGTTATCAAAGAAAATAATATATCGAGGATAGAATGATATTAGAATACTTACTCTGTTATAAAGAAGCCTTTATATTAGGTATGTCCTTTGGAAGTATCATTACATTCTATTTCCAAAAGGAAAAATATGGCAGTAGATAGTCGTGCTAAAGGCGCAAGAGCTGAGTCAGATATGGCAAAGTTCTTAAATACAAAAACTGGATTAAACTTTAAACGAGTTCCAATGTCTGGTGGATTACACGAATCACATCAATTAAAGGGTGATTTATACTTAGTAAATAGTCTTAATATATATTGTATAGAAGTAAAACACTATAAAGATGACCATATTAGTTCTAAAATACTAACAGATAAAACACCGCAAATACTGGAGTGGTGGCAGCAGACAATTAGAGAGGCAGCACAGATTAGTAGAAAGCCTTTACTAATTTATAAGTTTGACCGTTCTAAGATATTTGTTGCTTTTAAAGATATGCCAACGCAAGACGGTGCCTATCGCTATATGTTTATAAGTATAGATGGGCATGAATTTTACACAGCAAAATTAGAAGATTGGCTAGACCATGAGAAACCGAGGTTCAATTGAGTAAAAGTTTTACAGAAATGAATGAGTTAAATGATAGTTGTGTTTTAGTAGTAGATGCACTAAACTTAGCTTTTAGATTTAAACACGCTAAATCTACTGATTTTGTTGATAGTTATATTAGTTTAGTTGAAAGCCTTAAAAAGTCATATAAAGCTAATAGAGTTATTATGACTTGTGACCAAGGCTCAAGTAGCTTTCGTAAAGGTATTTACCCAGACTATAAAGCTAATCGTACAGAAAAACAAGCACTACAAACAGACCAAGAACGCGAAGACTTTATAGCTTTCTTTGAAGAGTTTAATCGTACTATGGATACTATTAGTGAGTTATATCCTCTATTACGCTTTGATAAAGTAGAGGCAGATGATATTGCAGCATATGTAGTTAGTGCTTTACCTAAAACTGCTACAGTTTGGTTAATATCATCAGATAAAGACTGGGATTTATTAGTTAATGATAGAGTTAGTCGTTTCTCATATGTTACTAGAAAAGAAACCACTATTGATAATTGGGAAGAGCATTACGACTGCACACCAGAACAATACATTAGTATTAAATGTCTAACTGGTGACTCTGGTGATAATATTAAGGGTGTAGAAGGTATTGGACCTAAGCGTGCTGCTGACTTAGTTAAACAGTATGGTACAGTATTTGACATAATCGCTGAATTACCTATTGCAAGTAAATATAAATATATTACTAACTTAAATGCAGCTAAAGATACTTTGATGTTAAACTGCCAATTAATGGATTTAGTAACATACTGCGAAGATGCTATTGGTAAAGATAATGTAGAAGTAATTAATAAAGTAATAGAGGATTTATATGTTGAATAACTTTAGCTTTGTAACTAATACACTACAAGTAAAATTAACAACCCCAGAGTCCATGCCTATTAGGGCGCACCCTACTGATGCCGGTGCAGATTTACGAGCTACTACTTCATACTCTATCTATCCTAATGAACAAAAAACTGTGGGGACTGGTGTAGCAGTAAAAATTCCAGAAGGCTACGTTGGTTTAGTTTTCAGTAGGAGTTCTATGGGTAAAGTAGCGGTAACTCTGGCAAATTCCGTAGGCGTTATAGACGCAGATTATCGTGGCGAAATAAAAGTTATGATAAAAAATTATGGCGAAGAAATATATCGTATAGAGGTTGGTGATAGAATAGCCCAATTAGTTATTGTTCCAATAGTTACTCCAGAATTTTTAGAATTTACTGGAGAAGATGAAGCTTGGAATAAAACCTCTAGAGGTTTAGGTGGGTTTGGAAGCAGCGGTAAATGAATTATTATAGAACTATAGTTATAAGTGATATACACTTAGGTACTAGAGATTGTAAGGCTGAACAGCTTCTTAATTTTCTTATAAATAATTATAGTGACTATCTATATTTAGATGGTGATATACTGGACTTCTGGAAAGTATATCAAAATAAGTGGGTTTGGAATAATAAACAATCAGAAATAATAAAAGAAATACTAACTTTAGCAGAGTCTGGTACTAAAGTATTTTATATACCTGGTAATCATGATGCTAATTTAAGAAACTTATCTAAACACGATATAAATATAGCTGGTATAAGAATAGTAGACCAAGCAATTCATAAAAGTTTAGATGATATAGATACTTTAATACTTCATGGGGATTTATTTGATGGTATTGGAGTTATAGCCCCATGGATAGCTATATTAGGTGATAAAGCATATGACATTATACTAAGACTGAATGCATACTTTAATTTTATTAGAAATAAGCTAGGATTAAACTATTGGTCGTTGAGTAAGTATCTAAAGCATAAAGTAAAAGGTGCTGTAAACTATATATGCAGTTTTGAAGAGAACTTAGCTGAGCATTGTAAGAAAAAAGGATTTAAACGAATAATTACAGGGCATATACATCACCCAGAAATTAGAGATATTAATGGGATAACTTATATGAATTCTGGAGATTGGGTAGAATCCTGCTCAGCTTTAGTAGAAGACTTTAATGGGAATTGGAAGATAGTATACTGGAATGATACACTGGCCCAAACTCCACTTAAAACCAATTAATTTATGGAATGTACCTTATATGGACTCTAAAAAAGTAATTGAATTAGCCAAAGCATTAGAAACTACTAATGAAATATGTTCTAAAGAATGTAGAATTGATGTTTGGAAAGAAAGATGTC